CGGCACGGCCGTCATCGGGCCGGTATCCGCGCCGTAGGCTTCAGGGATGCCTTCGGGCGGTATTTGCGTTTCAGGCGGCATGGCGGGGACGGGGAAGCCGGGATCGTCGCCCCGCGCCGGCCGGATATATCCCGCGCCCTGCATGACCGCGTCGGCAACGGGGGCGATTTGCGGCATGGCGGCTATCTGCCCGCCCGCCTGCATGGCCGCGTAAGCCGCCTGCACGCCGATTTGTACCGCCCGCGCTTCGATTTCCTTGATTTCGCTCGCGGTACGTTGTTCTTTAAGTGCCAATTCCCGCCGTTTGATGTCGTTGCCGGATTTTGCCAATGCGTCCTGCACCGCCTGCGCGATACGCGCCTCGATTTGTTCGGGCGTTTCCTGCACTCGGACTTCTTTGATTTTTTCAATCACTTTGTCTTTAAACGGGATGTCCATCAGGGACACCATAAACGGCAGCACCGCCGCCTGATATTCGGGCGGCAGGGATTTGACCGCCTCGCTCATCGCACCCAGCTGCTGGCTGCGGTAGGAGTTGGTGCTGGGCACGTCTTCCAAAGCCACTTTCAGCCGTATGTTTTGCAGGTCGTTGGACAAATAAGCCTTGCCGGTTACGGGGTCGGTTTCAGGCCTGTTGATGACGACCGTCCGCCCTTGCGTGACGGCGTCCCCTTCTATGACGACGGTTTGCTCGTCCGAGCCCAAATCCTCGATAATCATCGCAAGCAGCAACTCGCCGACCAATGAGCGGCTCTGGCGGAAGTTGTCCATAACCAGCCCCAGCGACTGGTTGGACTGCTCGACTTGGATGCTTTCCTGCCTGCCGCTGGTGGCGTTGCCCCGGTTGCCCATAAATGACGGGGTAATCCCGCTGATTTGCCGTATTGTCGCGCGGCTGTCTTGAAGCATCTGCCAATGCTGTGCCGACAATTCGAAATCGCGGCTGACGTCGAAACGCGCGCCCGGCTGGGCGGCCTCTATTTTGTTCAGCACGATGTCCGCGTCCACCCGAGCGATATTGCGGCGGAACTGTTCGTCCGACATATCGACTATGCCTTTGGTGCGTACCGTGCGTATTGCCGACAAACCCCATCGTAATTTGCTGTTGGTGCTGTTGAGGTTGTCCTGCGCGTATTTCATATTGCGGACATATCCGTAGGGGATGCCGGTGTTGTCCTCGCGGAATCCGAAAAACGGGACGTAGGGGAACTTTTGATGCGGATACGGGGTCGGCTCGTCGCGGACGACCAAATCCCCCACGACAAAGGCGCGGCGCATACGCGGGACGGAAGCGGCAAACAATAGCGCGCCGTTTGCCGCCATCTCCCGATGGTTTGGATTTGCGCCGTCAAACTCCACCGTGCGCCCTGTTTTTTTGTCGCGCAGGCAGTCTGCCGTTACCCACCGCCTGTACCATACTTCCGCCACCGCCAGTTCGCGCGTGGTTTCATTGAACCAAAACTCTTCGCTGACGGTGTTGCGCCCCGAAATACCCCAAGCGTCCGCCAGTCCGGTATTGCCGCCGCCGTCAAGCATTTCCCCGCTGATGCGCCAATCCGAACCGCCGCGCCCCATCGCTTTGAAATGTCCGGCATATTCAGGGAAGAATTGCGCCAGGCGTTCAGGCAGCAGCCAGCGGCGGCGTATCAGCCAGCGGGCATCGGACAGGTCGTATTTGTAAGACTTCATATCCCAATGGATGGCGTTGCGGTGGATGACGCCGCACTCATAAGGAAACTCGAAAGGGTTGGGGTTGCGTGTAACCTCCACCCAGCCGATGCCGCAGGCTATCTGCCCCCTGAACGCGTCCGAACAAGCCTTGTCGGCACGGCTTTGCCGTTCCGCGCGGTTGAGTTTGAAGTTCAATGCGTCCGCCACGTCCCGCCCGCCGGTTTCGCCGTCCGCCGTCACGCGCCAGTCCGTCCGTATCGTCGCCTCATATCCCTGTACCGACAGCAGGGTCGGGGTAATGAGGTTTTCAACGGCGGGCGGCAGGCCCAACTCGCGCTGTTTCTGTAAAAGCTCGTTGTCAAGCTGCCTGCCGTCGGCGTAGTCCATTTCCTTGTCGGCAACGGCACGCCATGCAGGTTGGTTCATCATTTCATCGACAAACAGCCGGTATTCCCCGATAGTCAGCGGTTCGCCGTTTTTATCGGGCAATACGCCTGTTTCCGGTACGTCCGTCCCCATCAATAAAGCCTCCAATCCGATACGGGCGTTTCCGTGTATCCCGTATTGCTGCCTGTATCCATTAAATCAACCGCCTGCGCCAGGTAGCGGAACATATCCGCGCCGTGCGAATATTCGTCGTGCAGCGGCCCCATTGCCACGCCTGTTTTCGCATGTATTTGGCGGCCGTACCGTTTCAGGCATTCCAAAAGCCGCGCTGTTTTGTCTTTATCGAAGTACACTTTGGGAAACAGCATCCGCGCCGCCCTGATGCCTTCTTCGATACCGGCGGCGTTTTGCACGAAAACCGACTTGCGCCCCAGTCCGGTCAAAATCTCCATCGTACTTTTGCCTGTTTGGAAGTTGCGCGTCCTGCCGTCGTGCGGCAGGAAGTCCGTCCCCCACCGGTAGGGCAGCTTTTCCAATTCGGCAACATACCAGTCCAACGTCCGGTGCGTGTCTTCGATGTAGCCTATGATGCGCACGCTCGTCAAATCGCGCTGCACCAGCCCGATGGTCATGGCATCGTTCCAGCCCAAATCCCAAACCGTATGCACGGGCAAAGAAGAATCATAAGGGACGAGCGTAACGCGTCCGGAATGAAAAGCGTCCTGTATTTCATGCCGGTAAACCGCCCCCTCCGATACCATGCGCGGCCTGCCTTCCCAAATATTCCCGTAGTCCTCTTTATTCATCGAACGCTGTGCTTTGAGCCGCTCCCGGTTCAATGCTTCGGGAAACCACGGATTGTCGCGCCAGTTGATTTCGCAAAGCCAAGTGTCTTCGGACGGCATAGCGATAAAACGCCGGTAGGTTTCGTCCGTCTCCATATCGGGATTGAGGGTAATCCAAATTTCCGAACCTTCTTTGCGTATGGTCGGCGTGAGCACGTCCCAGCTTTTTTTACTGACGCCGTGCCCTTCCTCAACCCATACGATGTCGATACCTTCAAACGATTTGATGCTGTCCACGGTATGCGACTGCAGGCCCGAAAATACAAACAGCGTGCCGTTTGCGCCTCGTATCTCGAAGTCGGTTATTTCGTAGAAATGCCCCAAACCCAACTGCGCCACTTTGTCTTTCAACAGGCGGTGTACGGAATCGCGCATCGATTTTTGAATTTCGCGCGCGCATAAAATACGCAAAGGGCGTTGCGCCCCCAGCGCCAGCAGTGCGGATGCCGCGCCGTGCGATTTGCCGCCGCCGCGCCCGCCGTACATAACCTTGTACCGGCAAGGCTTGAACAGCCCGTCCAGTTTTGCGGGCAATTTCAAATCAACCGTCTTTCCCGTCATCTTCAGGCCCTACAAATTCGATACGGATGCCCGCCGTCTTGGCGGATTCCGAAATCTTCGATTCGGCGGTATCCATACCGTATGATTTACGCTCGATTTCCACCAAAACCTTAAACCCCGCCGCCACCGTTTGGAACATACGCGCCTTTGTGAATGTGTCCTCCGGGCTTCCGTACAATTCCGCGACAATCTGCTCCGCGCTTTTGGACAGGTTTTCCGCCAAATTCCGATGCCTGCGCTGTACGGCGGCAACCCGTTTCGCTTCCGCGTCCGTTACTTATTTAAGGTTGAAATCCGCATAATCCGGCGCATTGCCGTTTTTGTCCGCGGACAGCACCATCGCCCGCGCCTTTGCCTGTACCTCGTCATTCAAATCGCGCGTCCACACGCGTTCTTTGGCAACCCTGCCGACGTGTTGCGCCGAAACATTGTATTTGCGCCCGATTTCGGCAATGCTCAAAACCCCGCGCCGGTAATCCAGCTCGACTTTGCGCCAATCCTCATCTGACAATCTCGGCATTAAAAATCCAACCTCCCGTTTTTGGCGGAACATTCCAGATAATTCCGCAACACTGAAAACTCGCGCCCCATCTGAATACTGGAAAACTGCTGTCCGAACCCCGACATCAAAGCCCCCAACGAGCGCATTTCCTGCGGGTTGAGGTGCAATACCGTATCGCCTATTTCCAATACGCCCATCCCCGAATCCAATACCGATACGCTGACGGGGCGCGTCTCGCCAAACCCTATGGCGGGCTTGAAAATCCCCCTTGTCACGCGGTAGATTTTGCCGTGCTCGACCAGCAGCTTGGTAAATTTAGTGATTTCCGACATTTTCAGGCCGGTCGTTTCCGCCAAAGCCTCGCGGCTGACCACCTGCTCCGCGTTGTGCAAATCCACAACCCCCTGGTACACCTTGTCAATATCCGACAATCCCGACATCAAATCAAACTCCTAAACATCCCAAACGATTCCAAACTCTACCGCCGCCCGCGATTGCAGGCGGTTACACTACAAAGCCAAAATCTTTAGATGCTGCCTCTCTCGCTTTCACTGCATCTTCAATATGTTCAAATAAACCTAATATTTTATTTTTTCTATTAACCATAATCCTAGCTTGCCATTTCTTAGACGGCTTATGGAAATAAACCCCAGTATGCCCGCTAGTATTATTTTTAAACTTCCCTCTATTTTTCATATTTTCAGCATGTGTAACATCTCTCAAATTAGATATTCTATTATCTGTCTTATCCCTATTGATATGGTCTATTGAAGAAGCGTGTTTCCCATAAACAAAAAGCCAAATTAATCTATGTGCATTATATTGTTTCTTAAATATTTTTAACTTCAAATACCCCAACCTGCCTTTGTATAAGAAAACCTCCTTGCCGGAAAATCCGGTATTCCAAGATTTGTAATGCAAACCGCTATTGAAATACTTTCTTGGACGCTCCGCCCAATATAACTTTCCCGTATTGTCATCATATCTTAATAATTCTTTTAAAACCTCTTGTGTTAATCCCATAAAACACCATGCTCCATAGATGCCCAAGATATAATCTTTTCTTGATATTCAGACATTTCCCGAACTGATAATTTTGTCGTTGATATACCCATTAATTGCCCGTTAGGCATTTCAATACATCCAATAAATTTTCTTTTTAAAAATTCATGCCATACATCTTGACTAAACCTTCTCCCATCGATAAAAACTTTTTCTGAAATTTCACGATACAAAAACCATAGCCGCCTGTTCTGCTCGATGCTCCGTTTTGACTTGCGCGGGCGGATTGTGATTTCAAGGTTGCCGTTTTCAAACCACCCGTCCGGGCTGTCCCAAATCGACCGCATGACCTGCTTTTTGTTTTGGGGCGTCAGTGTAAATTCCGCCCCGTTCATTTCAGACGGCCTTTCACGCCGACAACCCCCAGTGCTTCAAGGCGGCGTATCGTGCGCAATTGCGAACGGCGCATATAAAATTCCTTGTCTTCGCGGCTTAGGCCTGCGCCCCTGCCGTCGATCGCGCCGCGGCGGCAACTGCACCCGAAACCCGCGCCCAAACCGCCGCTTTTCAATCCCGCCCCGTGCGTCTCGCCCGGGAAACGGCACAACACGGTTGTTTCAGGGTTGTCATTGCACACGCCCGCGATGTTCGGCGTGCATTGCCCGCCTTTGGCGGCTTTTCTGATTGCGCTCAT